CCCGCCATTTGACGGATCGCGATAAGTGATGTTTTCAACGTCGGGTACGCTCACGCCGCGCAATGTCATATCCCGCCCCTGCGTTGCTTCCAGATTGACGCACAAGTCCAAGCAGGCGCGGTTCAAATCATGCGGGATCTCTTCTGGTCCGTAACCGCCAGCATAAGACACCACGATCTTCGCACCGGTCCACTCCGCGTGGGCGTCATCGCTGAGGCGATAGAGAAACGAGCCATCCAATTCATAATCATCAGATGTGAGCGTGCTTCCATCCTCAACCACGGAAGTAATGCCTGAAATCGGATAGCGGTCCATCGACAAGTACGAGCCGCATGGATTGCGCCATGTTTGCGAAACAGTCTGCGCATGAAGCACCCGAGAACAGGAATTTGCTATGATAGCCGACGCCTGATCGACAAGCGCATCTGCCTGGTCATCTGAAAGATGGGCATGGATCGACTTTAGTTGAGCTGCAGTTGCCAATTGAGCAGAGCCCGCGTCAATAACTTCAATCATTTGGTTTCGGGCTTTGCCTTGGATTTGTTTTCGGGTGCGGCCTTGGCTTTGGCTTCCGGCTCGCATTTTTCGCCGTAGCCATTATCAATAGCAAACCTTGCAGAATCACCATCAGCAACGTCACCAGGCGTGTATTTGCGGGTATGTTCACCTTCACGGATTCGGAAGGAAGATTTGATAAGTGCTTTCATAACTTTCTCCATCGGTTCACCAAGCGGGCAAGAAACCCTGCCCGCCAATCAGCCGATCTCGATTAATCAAATGCAGATTATGTTGCTGCGATCTTGATCAGTTTGATTGCTTCTGATTTTTTCACATTGCCACCAAGACGACGGCGGGCGTACCACTTGACGTAACCAGGTGTTGTGATCTCATCACGGGTCAAGCGGAAGCCTACCAAGTCAGCCAATACATAACCTGCATTGAAGTCACCAAAGGCAACTGGGAAAGCATCAGCTGCAACGTCCGGCATTTCTTCGCTTTCTGAGACAGAGTATCCCATGAAGCGATCAGGCTGACCTTCCAATGAAGACGGTTGCCAGAGATAGTTGCCATCACCATCCTTGAACTTCATCACCTCACCAGCGACTGCCTTGTTGATCAGCCAGCGCGCGTTGCGGCGATATCCTTTTTTCAACTTATAGATGGTTGTAAGGAACGTATCAGCTGGATTTGCGTCCGCAAATCCAGCAGCTTTACCAGTTGCAACATACTCAAGTGTTCCAGATGCTCGTGTTCCATCCGCCTGAGCAGTGGGCGTGCCATTCAGGAAGCCAGTTGGCTTTTTGGTGCCATTGCCGTTGACAATGGAATTCTCCTCACCTTCTGCAAAGCCTTCAATGATTGAATTCACCAACCATGTCTCGACGTTGAAGAACATATCATCAAGGGATTCCTCGGAAGCCTTGGGATATGCGTAAATCATGCCGAATGTAGGAGCCACTTCTTCAAGTAACGGCGTGTCGGTTTCATTACGCGTATCAGTCTCACCAACCCAACCGTAAGAGAGACCGCGAACATCGACGAGTATCTTGAAATCCTTGGAACCCGCCTGCTGAACATCCACAATCTGGCGGAGCGGCGAAATTTCAGTCAATTCACGCTCGATGCGCCGCGAAATAACCTCAGGAACTGCATAACCGCCTGCTGCATCGGTTGTCGTTGTGACCGCCTTGGCTTGCGCGGCCTCCAATTCCGCCCGAACCTTTTCAGAGTTCGGATTTCGAATGTAGCCTTCAAAAGCCGACTTATGCTCCACCTGCTCAGCGGTAAATGTATCGCCCTTCTCACCGCCGCCGCCAGGGCGAGCAGCACGTTTGGCAAGCTTGTCGAGCTGTTCGCGGATCTCTTTCAGGCCTTTAATTTCCTCGGTGATCTTTTCAACCTGTTCACGCGCAACCGGATCCTCAGCACCGCGCTTTTCGATATCCTTCAGACGCTCGTCGTTTTTCTCTTTGAACACCTCAAACGTTTTCAGGATTTCTTCCTGGGTGTTTTTGATATCCAGGATGGACGGCTCTTCGTCACGTTTTTGATAGGCAAAGCCTACCGCAGTCGCCTTCATTAGGAAGGCGAGGTAGTCAGAAACCATTTTCATGGGATTTCTCCGTTTCTCAGTTTTCCATGATTGACGCCAAGCGTTTGCTTGACATCATGATGTCTGCCTTTGCGTTCCGGGCTTCCCGCTCGTCATTCAAAAGCTGTTTCATGCGTGCAACCATCGTGGTTGCTGCGTTTTGCGAATAGCCGCCTTCGTCTCGAAGGTGCCTTTCGACTTCCTTCAGGCTTGCAAGTCCTGAAATTCGATCAAGATTTTTGACGCCCTCAACCCGCGCCTTACCGTTTGCCGGAAAAGTCACAAGCGACACTTCCCACAATTCCACCTCAGTGAGTGTTCGAACCTTTGTGTCTTCGTCATAGCTCGATTTTATCGGAATGAATCCGATGGAGAGACCATTAAGAGCGCCCGCCTTGAGAAGCGCATGCGCCTCCTTACCCAACTGAGTATCCAATTCGAGCTTACCGCGCACGAACAGACCTTTTTCGTCTTCGCGGGCCTCCGTGTAGACACCAATTGGTTTGGCTGGATCATGCTGCCACAACAGCGCCGGGAAAGTACCGTTTTCACGATGCTCGGCCAATGAGGACTTGAAAGCGCCCGCCGCCACAATCTCCGAGTAACTGTCCTTGACGCCAAAAACAGATCCGTACCCAGAAAACGTACCATCCTCGCCAAATTCCTTGACAAATAGACGCTGACCGCCTGACTTAAGTTCGCAGGGCGTCGATTTCTTCTGCAAGAGAGCCATTTTCTTCTCCAATAATTGCATTTGTCGGTTTGAACAGTTCGTCACCGCCCTCTATGGGAGGCAACCCGCGTTCAGCCCGGACCTCGTTTTGTGTCATCCAAGGTGGAGACCCGCCCGCTCCAAGGGCTTTTCCGTAATACACACCGGTATCGCGCAGGCTCGCACCGTCCAAAATGCGGTTGTCGAACTCTACAAAGAGAGGCCCGGAGCCGTCCAAAATGAATTCATCAACTTTCTCGCACCAGTTTTTTTGCCACTTTCCGACGGTCATACGCGTGTGCGCTGCAAAAAATGCTTCAGCGCTTGCAAATGTTGACGCCTTGTCGGTGTGCATCACGATTTGAGGGAAAACGCCAAAAGCACGGCATATTTCTTCTACCTGAAGTCTTCGTGTCTCCAATACCTGCTGATCAACAGCCGTCATCCCGAGAGGCTGGTATTCCGTATCGTTGTCAATAACTGGCGTCTTGTAGGCATTTTTGCCGTTAGTGGCCTTTCCCCAAAGTTCCTTTAGCCTCTTGATCGCTTCCGGGCTGAGTTTGGATTTCGTTTTAAGAACGCCACCCGGCTTGCCTCCGTTTTTCTGCAAAGCAGCGATATTTGCCTCTGTGTCCGAAGCCAGACCAATAGCCTCGGCTGCATACTCAATTGCAGAAAGCCCCTCCACCATGTTCCACGAACGATTGCGCAAATGGAAAACCTGATCGTGCTGAAAATTCCCAACCACGCCAAACTCATCAACAATGCGATACACTCTCGCGTACCGTGATGGCTGCTCAATGAAAACATGATCCGGATGGATGGGTAAAAGCTCCATCACCTCACCATCGTCACCTCGAGTCGGGACCGCGAAACCATTCCCCTTCAAGGCTGCATGCATTGTCAGGGTTTCACGAAACTCTAACGCAGTTTGGAATTCGTTAGGGCGGCGATGCAAAATTCTGTAAACAGAGTTGTCGATGGCCTTTTCTTTTTGATCCGCTCCCAGACGGCGCATGATGTGCATATCCGGCACGGCACAGCCGGATGCAATCGCATCGACACAAGCCAAAACCGTTGTCACCTGGAGCGCCTTGTTTGCATTGACGACGCGCCTGCCCGACAACTGGCCGTCAATTTCCGAGGCGATCTGATCAACCGTCTTTGCTTTACGAGAAAAAGGCCACATCAAATATATACCATTTCTGCTTCATCTAAATAAGAACCTTGCTCTTCAATCTCCGGGTCAAGGGACATGAAGGCAGCGGAGTTAAGCAACGCCATGAACGGGTCAATCTTGCCCGCACCGATTTCGGATTTCTTCACTCGTATGGACGTGTCGGCCCGGTGAATTTTTGCATTGCCAACACACCAGCGCATCAAAGCTGAAGCGTCGTGCATGAACATGTAATCAATGATCCTCAGCTCCAGCGATATTATTGCATTCGTTAAGTGACCGCCTTGAGCAGCTGGCATCAGAAGACCGTTTTCCTCGGAAACGTCCACTTGCGACATCGCATTTTGCAACGGTGAGGCTTTGTGACCATCAACGGAAACGCAGTAGAGCTTTCCCGAATCCTTAACCAGGCGCGTCAATCCAGCAACCCGATCACTCAACTCGCTCTGATCCTTCGCAACTGTGAAATCACCATCACTCATGAAATCCTCATAGAGTGACGCATTCCCCTTCCGGCGCTCCAACCCTTCAGGAATCGAAAACGCGTGAGACCAGGACAACCAGATTCCGGTATCAGCCTCCCGACCCAAAACATTGAAACCGAGAAGGTCGTCAGCCCCTCCATTGTCAATGCCAACAATACAAAGCTCCGAGCGATCAATCACGGTTCGCAAATTCAATGTTGGATCATCACCGCGCGACCAATAATCAGCGCCTGCCCAGCTCCCATCAAGCAACTTACCGCCAATTTGAATGTTCAAATGCTTCGAGAGCCAAACTTGCCAGTCCGCCTTCGATGTATCACCACTGTTTAGCTTGTGAATTTTCCCCTCAAGCCAATCGCGACTGACAGAGCGGCCAATGTTCGGATTGCTGATGTGGAAATATTCCGGCTTCAGATAAAGCTCATTCTCAACCATTTCGGCAGGAAACTCATACAATACCCCGAGGGTGGAATTATCAACGATTTTCCCGTCACGGACATCGCGAAAATAGCTAAGCTTGTTTTTCCAAACACCTGCCGGAGGTTCATCAGAATGGGTTGTGATGTAAACAACAAATCCCTCCGGGCGAGAAATCAAACCACCCATCGCTTCCATGAACATTGAACTGGCATTTGCCCGTTTCCCGAACAACCAGAGTTCGTCAACAAGAATAAATCCAGCCTTCTTACCGGAAACCGTATCGGAGTCTGCCGCGATAACCTGTAAAGTCGCCTTGGTTACACGATGCTCAATCAGGCGCTTGTGATCCCTGATATGCAGCAGATCACTCAGTTCAGGATCAGCTCGAACCATTTCGGCTGCAGGTTTGTAACTGTTGTTTGCAGCCTCCAAAGTAGGAGCCAGAATGATCAACTCTGCGAGGTGACGCCAGTTGCGAATAAGGGCCGTGATCATTATACCGGCTGCAATAGTTGATTTACCGTTCTTCTTGCTGATGAGCAGAAGGAATTCGTTGATATGTCGCTTTGCAGTTTCAGTTTCATAGGCCCCAAAGATTGCAGCAACAAAATCGAAAACCCATTGTTCGCACGCCTCCCCAAAAGTTGGCCGACCGGCAACATCAACAATTAGCAGTGACTTGAACACTGCAAGTGCCGCTTCCGCCTCATCAGGGAATAAGGGCTCAAATGGAACCAGGCTGTCACCGGCAACAATTCGAGTTTCCCAGTCTGGACAAGCTGTCGAGTATGCCAACTGCATCAATTCACAGTTCCTGGTGCGTTGGGCGTAGCGAACAATCCACCAACCTTTTTCGCCTGAGCAAGCAGACCCTCTTTTTTTCCGAGAGATTTTGCAGACGTACCAGGAGCGTTTGATTGCTGAGCCGCTGCCTTCTTGGCAAGATCGTGTTTATCAATCCTCGCCTGATATCGCGTGATTGCGGAGACGTTGCCCTGTTCGACCTGATCCATCAGCTTCGATAGCAGTTTCGCCTGAACACGATCTTTGGCCTCATTTTTGAATTTGAGTTCCCGAAAATAATGCTTGCGCAAAGTTGGTTCTGAGCAATTCAGCGCACCAGCAATACGCTCGTTCGTCCAGTCAAAAGCCGCTAACTGTATGACTAATTTACGTTTTTCATCAGTAGGCACATGCGGCGGTCTTCCGCGTCGCCCCCAATTCTCAGGAATTGGGTCGCCAAGGAGGTCAAAATTCATATCTTGCACAAAAAAAATCTCTCAATGAGACCCCTTGCGGTAGAGGTCCCCTATCGGTCCAAAGATTGACACCCCCCCCTATCCGTAGTGGGCGATGCGCTCTCGTTTCATCTGGTTGGTCTTCAATCCGTGATGCCTTGCACACAGTGCCTGACCGTTAGCCGGGTCCAGCTCTGCGCCACCATCCTTGCGCTCTACGATGTGATCGGCATAAAGCTTGCCGTCCTCAATTGTCTTTTCACAACCCGGCCACTGGCAACGACTACCGGCTCGCAGTATTACCAGCTCTGCCCATCGTTTGTGTGCCGCGCTGCCGTAGTGCGGATCAGCTTGCTTCACCACGTTGGGACGAAGTGGAGCCAGATCCAGTCGGCGTTTCGGATAGTAGTGTTTTGCTTGTTCCATAGCTTCGCTTACGCGGGAAAAGCTGCCGATTTG